CCCCGGCTGTCGTCATAGCTGGCTATTCCCTCATTCAGCGGCCTGCGACCGCGCCGCCGGGGTGCAAGTTCATTTACCGGCTCTGACGTGTCAGAGGGCGGGGCTTCGCCGGGAGTATAGCGGCTCCAGCCATTCGTTTCATCATAAATCGCTTCGGCTTCCATAGTGGCAACTTTGGTGCCGTGAACCGGGTGGCGCATGTAGATCATAAAAATACCTGTGGAAAACGCCCCGCCCGTAGACGGGGCGTTGGTTGATTAGGCGATGCGGTACAGCGTCCACGAAAGATCGCCCACTTTACGCGCAAGAAAGCGAGCTGAAGTAGCCGCAGACACGGCGGCAGCACCAACAATGGTCCAACCAGTGCCAACCACAACGGTTGCCGCATTAGTAGCGCCCGTGTTGATGATCACAACGTCAAAGCAGCTGTCATTCTTGGCGCTGGTGACCAGAGCCTCGGTAAGCGCCACCGTGGGGAGCGTCAGGTTAACCGCAGCGCCCGTATACGTGATGATACCAGAAGTAAGTTCCGCAGCGGTAAGCGTAGCCGCAGCGGTCTTAGCGACAGGGGTGCCCTGCGTCACCATGTTAACTTCAGTGATGTTGCCATCGCCAAGCTGGTAACCACCAGCGCCATTCGGAAGAGCCATGATATTCTCCTAAAGAGTTGATGAGGGAAATCTGGGGCCGCAGCCCCAGATAGAAAGGGTTAGCCCCACATACGCACGGCCATAGGCGCGCGGATTACGGCAAAACCGTACAGAACATCGATACGGCAGGGCATACGGTCATTGTTGATGTCGTACTGACGAACAATACGCATCGAAATGCCGTTATGAACCTGACGAGACGCCATATCCACACCCTGCGGCATGAGCAGATCGGCGGTGCCGAGCGTGATGGCGTTCTTGTTGTAGATCAGGTTCTGCGGGTAGGCAGTCGAAGCCGCACCAAGGAAGGTGACGGCAGCGTTGTCCGCCGGGAACGAGTCCACGGTCGCCAGCGCCTGAGAGGCGGTGTAGATCGGGGGCGAGATCGCCACGTCGGTCCAAGCGCCGCTGGAAGCGGTGGCGGTGGCGGTAGCAACAAACTGCTGCAAACTGCCGGTGGTCTGACGGGTCTGCGGGTTAACCGCATACACGCCAGCAATGGTGAACACGTCGCCAACCTTGATGGTCGCCGAGCCGGTGCCGCCATCGAGGCTAATGGTGGAGGCGCCCTGCGTCGTGACAGCGCCGTTGACGAGGATCGTGTCCGAGGTGGAACGCGAACCGGTCGTGTGCTGCACGATGGACTGAGACATGTTGATTTCGTCATAGCCAAGAACCCCTTCGCCCATCATGCCGGTCTTGAACTGACGGCTGATCGTGCTGGTGGGGTTGAAGAAGCCCTTCATGCCTTCGACCAGACCGGCGTTGGCAGCGGGGTTCACAGTGGCGTAACGCTGGTCCATGGGAACGGCGTATTCGTTCAGCTTCTGCTGGGCCTGAAGCAGGACAAGCGAAGTGGCAGGGGTCGTGCCGGGGGTGCCAACCGAGCTGTAGATGTTCTGGTAGGCGTTCGCCACGTCCGCATCCACGCTGGCAGCCAACTGGCTGACGCGAGGCTTCAGAACGCGCTCTGCAAAATCGTCCAACTGCATGGTCAGTTCGGCAGAGGTGAAGTTCACGCCGATGTGCTTCTGGGTAGAAACAGTCAGGGTGGTGAACTGCTCATTGTCGTCCTGAACCTGAAGCGCAGCGCCGTTGGTGACGAGAGCGCGGTCAGGAAGGCGGATACGCAGCGTGGAGCCAATCTTCGCGCCTTCGACGGCAAAGCTGTCATCGTACTGGCGGTTCACGTTACGCGAAAGCACCAGGTTGTTCTCAAGGATCTCCAGAGCCTTTCTGGTGATCATGTCGATTGTAAGAATGCTATTAGCCATTGGTCAGCCTTTCAGGCGTAGAGGGTTAACGGAATTTCGAAGCTTCCAGCTTTTTTACCTGTCGGGCTCGTTCAGCGGCGATCCATTCTGACGTGGTCATCGACTTGATAGACCGTGGGTCAGTGGTGTCGTATGTGGACGTTCCGCTACTACGGGCAGTGACAGGTGAAATAGGCGTGGGCGCGCTCGAAGATTTCTTGACCGGAGGATTAGAAACCAAAGTGGCTTCAATTTTACCGATCTCCTTGGCCTGCAAGATAGGCGACAAACGAGAAATGCGGTCTGCTTCTTTGGGGTTGGACCCTAGATAGTACGCTACGTCAGGACCAACATCAGAGGTCTGGATCGTCTCGGCCATCACGGTCGTGATGCGGAGGTTGGGGTTGTACGCGACTTGTTCAAAGTCATCGTATTTGCCCCGCGCATCCTCTTCGCGGTCGTGGTAGGCTTCTACATATTCAGACCGCTGCTTTTGAACTTCTCGTTCCCGTAGCATCTGTTCGGCGTATGCTTTCGCATAGGTTTCAACCGAATCGAACTGATCAGGTGGCGGTAGTTCAGAAGGCGCAGTAGGAACAGTCCGTTGGGCCTGCTCCCGTTCCCATTTACGCTGCTCTCTTGCGAGGCGCTTGCCAACTATGGCGTCCAATTCTTCTTGTGTGAAAGACTTGGGCGTTTCAGTCGTTTGATCTTCCGGCCTTGTAGTTTCAGCAATAGGAGCCGCCGTAGCTTCCGATTCTGACGCGGGCGCCGGGGCGTCCGCTGGGGCATTCAAAATTTCGTCGTTCATGGGTTACTCCGAGGAGTGCCTGGCTACCGGCCAGTCGGTTAAGCTGAAAGACCTGCCACTTTCTCTTGGAAGGCTTTCACACGGGCCTCAAGGGCCTGCGTAGCAGATGCCAGATCAGCAGACCGCGCATCAAGTGACGCAGCGGTAACCGCCTGACGAAGTTCGTTGGCGTTGCAAGACGCTTCCTGACGAGACAAAAGATCCGCGCGAGCGGCAAGATCCGCGTCGTATTCGGCCTTGGCGGCGTCAAACGCAGCGCGGTCAGCCTTAAACTGCGCCTGATCCGCGCTTAACGCCTCTCTAGCGTCCTTGGCCCCGGCAACCATCTCGGCGGCAACAGCCTTAGCAGCGGAAAGCTCTTCCGCTGCCTTGGCCCGATCAGCAACCGCATCCTGAGCGGCGGACAGCGCGCCCTGACGGACGGCCAATTCGTCCCGCAACGCGGCCATCGTAGCCAAGTTTTTGGGAAGTTGGTTAAGGAAGTAATCCATGTAGTCCATTGGGGCGCTATCCTGCGAGACGTTCATGGGACACCTTTAGGCGTAATAGCTGATGTTGAGCTTGGCTCCGGCTACCTGCTCGATGAACCGGATCATGGTCAGATCGCCGTCGTACTGGAGCGTCACGCCAACAGGAAGAGGCATCCCAACAGACGAAGTGGGGGCGACGTTATCGTCGCGCCAGCGCACAGCCTGACCTTCGGGGGTAATAAGAGCGATCACAGGACGGCAGTTAAGGCCGTTAAGATCAACGGCGGGCACCGTCAGCGCCGTAGACGAGCTGAGAGAGGTGATCTGCTGATAGCCTAACCTGGTTGTAATGGCTTTCAGGTTAATCGACATCATATTCTCCTAGATTCCGTGAAGGACCGAATTTCTATAAAGTACTGCGTCGGTCCCGTAACCGGCGGGGTGAAGGGGGTATACGTGATGTCTACGGCCTGCCCGGTTAACGAGTATAGACCGTTTTGGACGGAAAGCAAGAAGCCCTTTGTGATGGTTATGTTTTGCCCGGTAAGCGCGTATGACCCACTAGAAACGGTAAGCGAAATGCCCCGGTTAAAAGTTATGTTTTGCCCGGTAAGCGCGTATGATCCATAAGATGCGTTAAGCGTATACGCAGCCGAAAGAACCGGGGGACTTCCCGCCAACGGTGCGGCTGCAATCGGTAACGATGCAATGCCGTATCCAGTAAGAGCGAAAGCCATTCAATTAACCTATCCTTCGGTTACAAGTTTCCAACCAACCGTAGCCTCGTCCCAGACGTACCGCTGATCGTCAGCCGGATACGGAACGGGCGCGCTCCACAGCCATGTGGCCTGATCCAGCGTCCAGCTTGCGTAGGGCTGCGGCGCATAGAACACGTCATTGGCCTGATCGTAGGTGTACCCGATCCCGGCGTAATTGCCGCGCAGGGCCACGCCACCATCAGGCTGGCCGTCTGGCCCGTAGTGGACGCCGCCACGGGTGTTGTAGCTAGTCTGTATCCACGAGCCGGGCGATGAGTCCACGAACGTATCGAAAAACTCAGGACCGGCGACGATGACCTGAAGAACTTTGCCATCGCAGACCTTGGCATAGTGCGGCATACCCTACTCCTTTAGGCCGTATATGAGCCAGATTGCGTAAACTTAATCACAGTATTAGTCCCGCTGGTCGTGACCACCGTGCTGTACCCCGTGATAGTAGTTGAAGCCGCGACGGTCTGTGATGGGGTGACAGTCCAAGACGATCCGCTACCCGCAGTGATTGTTGTTCCCGCAGTGACGCCCGTGCCCGACAGGACCATGCCGATGGCGATGGTGCCTGATGTTACCGACGCAACGGTGAGGGTTGTCGTCGCTATAGCGCCAACAAACACAGCCGTGGAGCCGGTTGTTACGGTAGAATAAGATGCTGTGGGAACCGATATAACAACGATTCCCGAACCACCATTGCCGCCCGTACCGCCGTTCCCGCTGCCGCCGCCGCCGCCACCTGTATTTACAGTACCCGCGTTTCCATTACCCGATCCAACGCCGCCGCCGCCGCCGCCAGAGCCGCCCGCTGCGCCCTGACCCGCTGTGTTTGACCCGCCGCC